ATATTTTTAAGGTTGTTTGGCGGTGCTCAAACTCAACCTGTGACGTATTTATACCCTGTTACACCGCAGGACTGATATTTTAGGCATAGTAACATCAGAAAACCGGACAACCTTTACGAATCTAAGTGCCGCTTTTCTTCTTCTTCGGGTTTTTCAATCCCCTTCAACTCATCTTGATAATCTGCTATTGAAGTTAAACAATCTTTAAGCACAGATTCGCTATCCGTATCATCTTTAAAAATATTGCCGATAAAGTCGGTATTGGTATTATTCAGCAAGACAAAATTTGAAGGATATTGCAAACATCTTTCACCCTCAAAAAAGTCACTTATCATAGCAAAACTGCCCTCGATTTCTTGGCTTTTTTTGATAAGCATACAACCCTCATCGCTTTCAAAAATATCGCCTGTTTCAATAGGGTGTGTATCACTGAATTTGAAGCCCGTATCTTCAGGTTGAACATCATTAGAAGGTTTTAAATCAAAGATTGAAGCCTGATAATATTTAAGTTGTTCTTCAACATCTTCAAGTTCTTCTTGTTTATCTTCAAGCAAGTCGGACTGATTTTGTATAATTTTTTCAACACTTCTGTAACTCTCAATCTTTTTCTGATTATTTTTGAGAGCCTTAAAATCTTCTTCTGCAATGTTATTGTACATTTCTTTTTTGATTTCTTTAATAAGAAGGTCAAAAACAGGTGTGTTGCTTGCTTCAATAACCGCATTTAGGGTTTTAATTTCTTCTGTCAGCTGTGCTTGTTTTTCAATCTGTTGTTCTCGTGTTAATTTTTCTTTCGCCATTTTTCTATTCCTCACTTTCTTTAAATAACTCTATTGGCAAAAATATTGTTTCTGTAATTCCGCCATCTGTAATTGTGTATGTATAGCCCTGATAAATAAAATTGTTTGACTGATTTTTGCAATACCGGCAAAAATATTTATCATCTATCAACTTTCCGCATTTTGTACAGATGTACATTTTGCTCGGGAATTTGTTATTAAATTCTCTTTGCGTTTTAAAAGTTTCTTGTTTAATTTTTCCTGTTCCTTCCTGTAATTGATTAGGTCAGTCAAGTAAATAAAAATATCTGTCAGGTCATCAAGATTCATTTCTTCAAGTTTTGCAAGTATTTCATTCATTGATTTTTCCTTCTGCATTCCGCCTGTATAATAAAGTCCACACAAGAAAGACATCACCTTCAAATCTGCCTTTCATATCTATAAAATCACCTTCTTGAAAAGTGGTTCTGCCCCACGCTATACACATTCTTCCTTCGGGTTTGACTGTTGATTCAACATAAAAAACAGTCTTAAATTTGTCGCCTACATCGGCATTTTGTTGTTCGATTTTTAAAATTTTTTTATCTTTTACCCAAGCACTCTGGTCAGCGTATTTTGAAACATATTTTTTCTTGCTGTGCCTTGACATTTAACACACCCCCTCTGTTTGGTTGTTCGCACTAAACGTACCTACGCTCTGCTCCGCACTCTGCTCACAATCCGCGAAACAACTTAAATCCACATCATCAAATGAAATTTCCGTACTGCCTTTAGTCAATATTGCAGGATAATTCCATCTGTCGTATTCGGCTTTATCAAAAAGTAACTCATATTTATGTATGCCGTATTTGTTATAAAAAACTTCTTCCGGCAATTCATATACGGGATTTTCAAGATGTTGATGAAGAACTTTCGGGATAAGGATTAAGCACATATTTAAACCTTGTTCGGTAAACCATTTTTTATTTTTCTCAAACTGTGTAAATTTGATAACGTGGTGAAGTTCAAATGAAAAATGGTCATAACAAGACGTGTCAAAAATCCAATCAGCAGGTTCAATGCTTGGTCTTAAACCGTTAGAACGCATATCAAGATAATAAATTCTGCCTTGATATTTTTTTATTTCTTCATTCATAATCTTTTTTAATGCTGACATTTTTCGTAAACCTCTTTATCAGTTATATCGAACTTTTCCATTAACTTGCGGTACTGCACAATTCCAATTAGTTTGTTACGTTGAAACACAAGTTTTTTGCCTGCAAGTCGTTTTTCAATAAAATCAAGTGCTTCAGCTTTCCCCGATATAGTTTCCATTTGCAACTGAAGTTCTGAAGGCTCGTTTTTCTTCCGTTCTTCATCTGCTCGTTTTTGTTGTTCCTCTTTAATTTCTTTTTCTGTTGGTTTGTGTTTGAGTTTCCCGAACTCACCATTCACAAGTCTTGCAAGGTGATTATCTTTTAAAAGCCAATTTGCACACGGTTTGAAGTTTATATCTGTATCAAATTTGAGTTCTTTAAGTGTGTATAAAATATCTCTTAATTTTTCTCTGAAATCGGGAATTTGAGTGTTATACTTTTTGAGTGTTTCAATTTCTTCGGGTTGCAATACCGGCTTTTCACCGAAAAATTCAACGTATGCTTTATTAAATGCTGACAAAAGCCAACGCACCTGTGCTGCCATACTCTTTTCTTCGTTTCGCTTTTCAACAAAATTAAGGTTTCTCAAAATTCGGTCTGAAACATAGCAATCATCCTCAATGTGGAATAGCCCGAAGTCATTCATAATAGAATGAATTTTTGAAACATCCGCTCTGAATTTGTATGCAAGAATTTCTTCATCCTCTATTGAAAATTCATTTTGGTGCATAAACTCTACAATCTTCCAATACAGACCGTAACCTTCATTACCCATTGCAATATCCAGTTTTAGAAGATTTTTATCTTCAAGCGGGGCATAATCGTGTGAAAAAAATGGTTGTATAATTTTATCGTCTTTCATCTTTCACCTAAAAAGAAATTTTTATTCCCTGTTGTTTAAGTTGTCTTGCACGATATTGTGAAAGTTTGTTTACAACTTTTTTATCGGCAACACGATAAAGTAATTCTTCAAACGCTTTTCTTTCTGCTTTGTTTCTGCGTTCCTTGTCATACATAAATTCGGGAAGGTCAACTTCTGAAAGATGTAACGGTTCTGAATCGTAATACCATTGAAAAACTTGTTGAAATAAGAAATTCAACTGTTTTCTTGTCTTTTGTTCTTCCTTGATTTTTCGTGTTCTGATAAATTTTTGAATAAAATTCTCTTTGCGTGAGCCGGTGCGGAAAGCACTACGGCTATTCTGCTGTTTTATTTCAATTGTCATTGCTCTAAACTCCTCTTACTTTTTGTGTCTTGCTTGAAACTCTTTTTTTAAAATTTCAACAATAAAATCACTTCTTGACTTAAAATTAAGTTCGATAACTCTTTCATCAACCAAATTCAGTAAGTCAAGCGGTATTCCTACGCTTACCGGAACTCTGTTTTTTCTGACTATCTGTGCCATTGTTCTTTAATCTCCTTTCTTTTGGCATAACAAAGCAACACAAAGTAACAGACAAATTTTGCTGTTTTCGTGTTTTTATGTTAATAATTAAGTAATTAAATAATTAAATAATTAAGTACAATTTTAATTATACTCAATATTGCAAAAATATCAAGCAATAATGAGAATAATTTACAAAACTTCATATAAATGGTGTAGAAATGTACGCAGAAAAAATTAAACAAATTCGGTCAAAACTCAATCTATCAGTAGCAAAGATGTCTGAAAAAATTGACATTCCGCAAAGAACTATTACAGGTTATGAACGTGGTGAAAGAAATCCTTCAATAGAATTTTTGGCTCAATCTTGCAAGATATTGAACGTAAATATAAATTGGTTTTTGACTGGTGAAGGTGAAATGTTCAAAAAAGATGTACCACAATTTGAACAGGTCAAAGATGAACTGCTCGTTGAAGTCCGTCAGATGTTAAAAGACGAAGGTCTTATAAAGTGATATTTTTCAAGTTCTTCAGCAATTTTTTGAATAATATTACTGCTTCAGTTTTAGGCAATACATATTTTAGTGCGTGCCATACTTTGAGTAAATCTAAAATTGTCATTATAGGTACTCCTTTCTATATTAAAAAAGTCGAGTACCGGAAAGGAATATTAGAATGGATAAAGTAATATCTGAATTTCTTACAATTATTATGTGCGGTATTTTTATGTTTTTCTTCGTTTGGGGAATTGAATCGGCAAAAAGCAAGACAAAGCCGGAAGTGAAGGAATTTTTGAAAAAATACTGGCATTATTTTATTGTCGGGATTTGCGTTATCGGCGTTTTGATAGGATTAAATTCATAATGCAAAAGATGTTAAAACAAGAATTTTGCGATTGTTGCGGTAGTGGTGATGTAAAATTAAAAAAAGTATATTTGCATAACGGTATAATTTCAGAAGAAAAACAGAGCTTCTGTGATTGTGATGTCGTGGTTTGTGATTATTGTATCCACAATGAAAAAGTTTTTGAAGAATATCTTGAATTAAAATCAAAAAAATGTTCTTGCCATTGTGGTTCTGCTTGTGGATGTTTAGAGTTTAATAACATTAAAAAAGAGAATTTAATAAAGTTAAAAGAAAAGAAAAAAGAAAAATTTTTTATTTTAGTTTATTTAATTCCTGTCACTGTTGCAGTTTTATCAATGTTTTATATAGAAAACAGGCTTGCCGTTGATTTTTACCCTTCAATAATTTTTATTGTCTTATTCTGTATTTGCTATGCGATATATAAAAAAATATAGTAATGCACTTGCATATACAGAAAATATGCGTGCATAAATCCTGCATATGCAAAAATAATGCAATGCATAAAATGTGCATATGCACCTGCATATGCAGAAAATATGCAGTGCAATGCAAATAAAACAAAATAAAATAACATAAAACAATATAAAACAAAATAATAAAGTTATATAAATATAACTTTATTTTATAAAGGGAAAAAATCTTTTTTTAATTTCTTTTTTTTCTTGAATTCGCAAGACGAAAATTTTAAAACAATTAGAACAAGAAAAAATAAGATGTCAAGAAAAATATGCAAAATGTAACAAAATGTAAAGATAAATTTTGTTATATAAATAAAGGATTTCAGACCTTTAAAAAATTATTTAATTATTTAATTACTAATGACAATTTAAAAAAAATTTTATAAACTCAAAATTGAAATTTGATTAAACAACTGAAGTAGCACAATGCAAGGTGCCTGCCTTGTCGTGGGAACGGTGAAAAAGTGTTGATAATCGCTAAATTTCAGGAGTTATAGTGAGAGCATAAGGATAGAAATGTTTATAACAAACGGTTCACGCAAGCTGAAGCATAAAATTGTGTGGTTTCTTGCTGACATAAACGGTTTTACCGAAAGAAAATTATTCATTTTTGAAGATATTTTCAAACAATTTACGGTACTTGAAGAAAAAAGTATTGATACAGACAAAATCTTTTCACAAAAAAATTCGGGCAAAAAGGCTCTTGATATTATTGAACGTGAAAGAAGCCGTCTATTATACACTTCTGAAGATATCCGTATTAAAAAAGGTAAGCCTTACGGTTGGACTTACGGCGAAAATCGGGAAATTCACAATAATAAAGGCGAAGTAGTGAAAATTAAACAACTTAGATGTGATTATTTTGGACAAAAAGAAATTGTAAACTGCTGATTTCTTTATTGTTCTTGCTTCGGGGAGCGAATAACTCCCCGAAACTCCTATAAAGAAAGGCTGATATAATGAACGAATTACCTAAATTAACAGACAAACAACAGAAATTTGTTCTGAATTATATCACAAACGGCAACAATGCAACGGAAGCATACCGCCGAAGTTATGACTGTTCAAAGATGAAAGACACTTCAATTACTGTTGAAGCAAGTAAACTCGTGAAAAACCCTAATATTTCCCTATGGTTACAACAGGCAAACTGCAACGTGCAAGAAGTTTTTCAGGAAGAAATAAAATATTCCGCAAAGGATTGTTTTGATGAACTTGAATACATCAGAAATAAGACGGTAAACACAACAAAAAATGTCAGTGTTGCACTAAAAGCGGTTGAATTAAAAGGTAAACTTGCAGGGCATTTTGTTGATAAACACGTTGTTGCAGGCGGTGGATTAGTAGATGTATTGGATAAATTGAAATGATTGAAGAAAATGATTTGCAAAAACTTCAAAGGCTTAAAGATGATTTACCGTATTTTGCAAGAAATTTTCTGAAAATAAAAACAAAAAATAAAGGGATTATTCCTTTTCTGTTGTCAAATATTCAGCTTGACGCTTATCAAAAAATTGAAGAAAGAAGAAAATACGGCAAGCCGATTAAAATAATTTTTCTTAAATCACGGCAAGTCGGAATGTCAACGCTAACAGAAGCACGGTTCTTTTGGAAAATTATTTTCCAAAAAGCAAAAAACGCATTCGTGCTTGCGGATAAATCAGATTCAGCACTGAATATTTTTAAAATGGCAAAACGTTATTATGACCATTTGCCTGACGGATTGAAAATAGAATTATTGAGAGATAGCACACAAGAACTGGCATTCAAAACAGATTCATCTTTCAGAGTTGGTACAGCCGGAAGTAAATCAGTCGGTCGTTCTATGACAATCAATTACTTTCACGGTTCGGAAGTTGCTTTTTGGTCAAACGCAAACGATATTGTTTCAGGTATGTTGCAGACAATCCCTGATAATCTTGAATCTGAACTTATACTTGAATCAACCGCAAACGGAACATCCGGCGACGGTGCGTATTTCTACAATATGGTTCAATCAGGCTTAGACCCTCGTTCAGATTTTTTAACGTTATTCTATGCGTGGTATCAGCAAAACGAATATCAAAGACCGATAATTGAACCGGTCAAGTGGAATGATGAAGAACTTGAACTTCAAAAGCTCTATAATCTTACACCTGAACAGTTGATGTGGCGAAGAGCAAAGCTCTTATCAGATTTCAAAGGTCGTGAATATTTATTCAAGCAGGAATATCCTGCAAATATTCAAGAAGCATTTGTAACAACATCCAATGCTTTAATTCCTTTAAATTACATTGAACACTCAAGAAAGAATTTCGGATTGACAGGCGAAGGTATGCCGATTGTTATCGGAGTTGACCCTGCAAGAAGTTCAGACAGAACAATTATAACAATTCGTCAAGGGCGTGTAGTTCAAAAATTTTACAGATTTGAAAAAATGGATAATGTCCGATTAGCAGGAATTTTATTGAGGCTGATACAAGCAATAAACCCTGCAAGAGTATTTATTGATTATGGACACGGCACAGGTGTTTACGACATTTTGTGTCAGCAAGGTGTATCAAGAATATTAGAGCTTGTACAATTCGGAAGTGCCGCTTATGACAACAAAAAATATATGAACCGCAGGGCTGAAATGTATGACAATATGCGTTCGTGGTACATACAAGAAGGCGGTGTGTATATTAAAGACCAAGAGTTCATAGAAGAATTTGTAAGGGATATTTCTATAATTCCCGATTTAAAAGTATCGGATTCAACGGGTCGTTATGCAATGGAAAAGAAAGAAAATATTGTCAAAGGTACAGAAATTCACTCAACAGACTTTGCTGATTCTTTGGCTCTTACTTTTGCTAGTCCGGTTGCTTATACACCTCGTGAATTCGGGTTTAAACAACAAGGTATTCAAACAGTAAATAAAAATTGGCAACAAAGATTATAAAGAAAGGCGGTAAATAAATGTTTTCAATGGGATTATTGGCAGCGTTAGCAGCATTAACAGCAACAGGCATAGGTGCTTATCAATACGGTAAAAACAAAGGGAAAAAATCAGCGTCAAGCACTTCTACAACAGATTCAACAACAAGTACAACAAACACGGATAGTTCTTCTGTAGCAAAGAATGTAAACACATACAACTATTACACAAATGAATCCGAAAACGGCAATACGCTTTTCGGTTCTCAAAAGAAAACAAAAAGAACTTTGTTCGGAAATGAACAGGTTTAAAAACAGGATAATACAAAACAAGAGGAGTAATAACTATGGGATTTTTCGGCAGTGGAAAAACTAAAACACAATATGTACAATCACAAGATACAACTTCTTCAAGTGAAGAAAAGAAAGAAACAGCAGCGAAAAAACAAAGATTGACCGAAACCGAAGGTGGTAATAAAGGTGCTGAACTTCAAGCAAATCAAGGTAAATCAGTTAGAAGAATTTTCGGTGCGTAATGTATTCGGAAGTAGCAACGGATAAAACTCAAATAGAATATGTTCTCGATAATCTTTGTGATGATACGGTTGTTGAATTAAAGGCAATGTACGGTGATACATATAAACAGATTGTTTTTGAGGAGATTTTGAAAACATACTCTCATTTAATCAAGTTAAAATCAACTGGTGAGCCTGTCGGATTATTCGGGCTGATTGAACAGAACAGTAAATGCGGGAATGAGTTACTGCACAACTCCCGCTCCCGTACGGCAGGCATTTTTCTTTTAACAACCGATAATCTGCACAAAGGAAACATTATTTTATTTTTAAGACGTGCAAAATCGCAAATTCAAGAATGGTTGAATAGTTACGATTTAATTATGGACAGGTGCTATAAAAAGAATTTAACTATTCAAAAATGGCTAAGATTATTAGGTTTTAAACCTTCAGAATTTCAGGATGACGACTTTCAGATTTATTACAAAGGCAATATAAGGTTATACAATGAATAATATCGATATAGATGAAAAAGAAAATAAGCTCGTAATTGACAGGTTTACCGAACTTAAAACCGAACGTACAAAATATATTCCACGTTGGCGTGAAGTTCAAAATCTTGTATCAATTACTAATGAAATAAATTCTGAATTTGAAGATACAAAACAACCTTCAGAGCAAAAAGATATTTTTATAAATGACCCGACAGCATTTATTTGTGTCAATCAAGCAGGTGATTATCTTGCAGGTATTCTTTGGGGATTGAACGCTATAACGCTTGAACCTTCAGAATACATAAAAAAGAAAACAAAAGGTGCAGACCTTTCAGAGTTTTATAAAAAAGCAACCAAAGTAACACTTGAACAAATGAACGCAACTGACGCGGGTTTTCAGTCAATACTAAAATCTTATTGTTATGACCAGTTTTCTTTTGGAACTTCAGGAATAGGAACGTTCAAATCAAAAGAATTCGAAAACGGACAATCAGAGTGCTGCTTAACATACAAGCCTTTCGGAGTATGGAACTCGGTTATTGATGAAGGTGCAAGTAATAAAATTGATGTTGTTTATACCGTTTATCATTGGCGGTTAAATCAAATTATTGAAGAATTTTGCATAAACGAAAAAGGCGAATTTGATAAAGAACAATTTGCACTAATGCCGGAAGAAATTCAAAAAGCATACGAAAATAACAAATTTAATGATAAATTTAAACTGGTATTTGCTATGTTACCGAATAATCATTTTTGTATGGGTAAACGTGGCAAAGTCGGGGCAAAATTCAAAGGCTATTGGTTCTTAGATAATTCTGATAAAAAAGTTTTTAAAGTTGAATATTTCAATAAAATGCCAATTGCAATGTGCCGTGCTATCAGGGTAAACGGTCAAGTTTACGGTGAATCGGCAGGAACGCTTTCATTATCATCAATAAAAATGCTTAATCACATATCAGGCAATACTGTTGATAATATTGAAAAAACAACAGATGCACCTTTAGGAATTGTATCAGGTGCATTAGTTGCAGGTAACGTTATCAATCGTTCGGCAGGTTCAATTACCGAATTTAACGTTCAGGCAACATCAAACGGACAAACTCCTATTTTCCCGTTATCTCAGGCAGGCGATATTTCTGCGGTTGTGAATTTCTTAATTCCCGAACTAAAGAAAAATATCACAAATATATTCAAAATTGACCAACTGCTCGATTTTAACAATCAAACAGAAATGACTGCAACTGAATCAAGTTACAGGATGAGTATCAGGGGCAAAGCAATAAACGGTCTTTTAAATCAGCAAAAGACTGAAGAAATTGAACCGACTGTTCATAGAAGTATTCAGGTAATTCAAGATTGCGGATTGTACGGATATGTACTTGATGAACTCGGCGAAAATACTGAAGATGAAATTGCGTTCAAAGAACAGGTAATAAAAGACGGCGATTTTATTCCTGAAGAAATTGTAAATGCTATGAAAGACGGCAAACTTTGGTACAAATTGAAGTTTAACGGTGAACTTGAAAAGCTGTGCAATGCTGAAATTTATGAAGCAATCGGAAGATTTTTGCAATATTTAGACGCACTTTTACAGATTAAGCCGGAACTTGTAAATGCAATAAACGATTATGAATTTCTTGATTTATTAAAATCAGTATCGAATCTCGTAAATAATAAAGTTATTAAATCAAAATATCAGTACGAAGAAGTTATTGCACAACTTGAAGAAGCACAGGCACAACAGGCACAACAACAAGCAATGCTCGCACAATCTCAAATGATGAAAGACGGAGCAACCGCAAGTAAAGATATGGCACAAGCTCAAGCGATAGGGGGTTAAATGAATTCTTACAGTAAAGTAGATGAATTACTTGAAAAACAAGCAGAAAGAGAAAAACGAGAAAAACAAAAAATTGAAAATGTGAAACTTGCGTGCAAGGAACTTTTCAATAATCCAAACGGTAAATTTTTCTTGCAATTTATAAAAAGAGCTTGCGGTTGGAATGATTCTGACAGAAACATAAATCCCGAAGTTCTTATTTATCAAAAGGGGCGAAGGGATATATGGAATATAATCAGAAATATTTTACCGAAAGATGTTCTTGCACAAATTGAAATATATGATGAATACAAATTAGAGGAGTAAAAACAGAATGGATGATTTTGGAAACAACGACAACAATTTTCAACAGGGTTCTGATAATTTTGACAATTCAGGCGGTGGAGCTGAATCAGGTTCGGAATTTTCAATTCCTGATGAGTACAAAGACAAAGGGTGGACAAGGTTTTTTGACGGAAAAACAGGTGATGATTTAAAATCAGAACTGTTTAGAAGTTACGATAATTCACAAACTTTAATAGGTAAAAAAGTTGAAGATTATCTGGCAACGACAGATTTGAAAAGTTTATCAAATTATGAACAGATAAGAGAACAGCTTGTTAAACAAATTGCACCGAATATTGAAGTACCCGAAAAAGCCGAAGATTATGCTTTCAGCGATATTTTGAAAGATGAAAACGGAAACCTTCAATACGAATATCCGCCTGAAGTTTTTGAAAGTTTTGGCAATATATTCAAAGATTTAGGAATTTCAAAAGAACAAGGTCAAGGTATTTTAAAAGCCTATACAGATTTTGAAATTAAAGAATTTGAAAAATATACAAATGCTGATGACCTTGAAAATAATATCAATCAAATGTTTAACGGCAATCAAGAGCAAAGAAAAACAGTTGAAGGACTTTTAAAAGAATTTTTGCCTGAAACAGACCAACAGTTCCTACAAAAGACCGCACCAAATTACACAATTGAAATGTTCTACCGTGTAGCACAAGGATTAGTGAACAAGTACGGATTTAAAGAAGGCACAAACAATTCAAGTAATCCTGCAAAATTCAGAATGTCCGAAGCAGATAGAAATGCAGAATATAACAGATTGTATCAACAACTTCAAGACCTTGATAACAGACCTCATCAGGTCGGCGAAAAAGAAGCAATCGTTAAACGTATGCGTGAAATATTTCAATAGTAGCAGAATATAACAAAGGAGTAATTAAAATGGCAACATATAAATACAAAGTAGAAGGAATTTATGAAACCGATAAAGGTTCAAGCAAAGAATATACAAATTTTAATACGGAAATTACATTATCAAGATTTTATCCTGAAGGTGCGGGTTCTCATATTATAAGCAGGTTTTTACCTGTAATTATAAGAAAAATGAAAAATAAACCGTTATATTCAGGACTTCGCCATTGGGTAATTACAGATGTTGAAAAAATTGATGATAAATTTCCTCTCGTCGGCAAAGAAATTTCAGAAATGAACGAAGATGAAATACAACAGCTTGCTTGTATGTATGATATTTTTGAAATTCCATTGCCCGGAACAATGTCAATAACTCAACTTCGTACAAAAGCTATGGAAGCTTATATGAAGAAAGTTTTGAAAATTCCTATGAAAACACCACAAGAACAAGAAGCACTTGATTTTTACAAACGACAACCTGACGGAACGTTGAAGTTGGATTTAGGAAATGAAAAACTTACAGTTGAACTTATTGACAATTTTACAGGTAAAAAGGTTGAAGTGAAAAAGAAAACGCTTGCCGATTTTACCAAACAAATCGGACAAACAGTAGCGAACGGAATTCTTGCTATGACAGGAAATGTTGACAACGGTGAAAAATCTACCGAAACGCAAGGACAGTTCCCTTCTGCTAGTCAATTACAAAACGGTTAAATCTGAATAATCGAAAGAACTCAAGATTTAACAAATTACTTTCAAAGAAAATCTGATAGGCATTATCAGGCAATTTCTAAGAAGGCAAATGCACGTAGTACATTCGGCTTTTTAGAAAAAGCCGTACAAGAGAAAAGGAGTAAAACAAATGCCTATCATTTCAAGTCCGAATTTAGACCACGCAAGCCTTTTGCTTTTTGAAAAAAACTTTGAAAGACTTGCTGCCAACAAAGACACAAAACTTTTAAATTGTCCTGCAATCAAGCATATGGACATTAAAGGTATTTCAAACATTTCACGTATTGAAGGTAATGAACTTGTTGATGTAACTTCAAAAGGTCGTAACCCCGAAAAGCAATACCTGACAATCAGAAACGACAACAGAAAATCAGTTGCTCAAAGATTCACAGGTACATACCTTGTTGATTCTTATGATAGAGCAGTAAAACTGATTACTGACCCGACTTCTGACCTGTTTGAAAATTTGCGTGAAGCAAAGAACAGATTAACCGATAAATGTATAATAGATGCCGCAATTGGCTCTGTTGTTGTCGGTGCACCTGACGAAGCAGGTACAACTTTAACGGCTGAACAAGACGGAGTAATAACCCTTGCCGGAACTACAACGTTTAGTTATTCAACTGTTATTTCACCTGCAATTACAACCTTTAGAAACAACTATGTTGATACTAACGGCGTTACTTTGGCAATATCAGCTAAAGAAGAACAGGCTTTGCGTGATGATGACAAATATATGAATGCACTTTATTCAAATAACAACACTGTTGACAAAGGGACAATTACCAATGCTTCAGGTTTTCACGTTGTTACTTTTGCAGGAAATGTTCAGGGCGGTACAACTGTTGACCTTCCTATTCTTCCTGAAAGTGCTGATAATGTCCGTTCAAATGTTTTAATGGCACCTAAATCAATTGCATTTGCAGTTGAAGTAGGAAGATTAGACTGCGAACGTTCGGCAACTCACGTAAATTCTTGGGAAGTAACAATTGATATGTGGGTTAAAGCAGTTAGACTTCAAGGTTCTAAAGTTATAATCTTGACTTCTACAATGTAATTATTAAAAGGTAGGCTTGTTTATTGCAAGCCTGCCTTTTTGCGTACCGCAGCCGAGTGCGGAACGGTCAAGGCGGTGAGCCTTGCCGTGCAGGCACGTTTAAGGCGAGGAACAAGCAGTACTTAAAAAAGGAATTATAAAAATGGTTCAATCTTCATTAGATATATGCAATATGGCACTGGACTATTGCAATATTAGAAACATTACATCACTTGACGAAAAAACAAAAGAAGCTAAAAAATGTAACGCTTGGTATGATATAGTCCGTAAAAGTTTATTAATGAACTTGAATGCAAGTTTTTCAATAAAGCGTGCCGTACTTGCAGAATTTTCTGATTATGTACCTGTTTATGGATATGGCAAGGCTTACGCTTTACCTCGTGATTGTTTGCAGGTTCTAAATCTTGGAAGTCCTTTAGCAGATAATTTATATCAAATTGAGGGCGAATATTTTTATTGTGATGAAACGGTTCAACAGGTCAGTATTCGCTATATTGCTGATATTAAAGACGTCAGCGTATATGACAGTGAATTTTGTGATTGCTTTGCATTAAAATTGGCAGAAAAAATTTGTCTTGCGTTGACTGAAGATGAACAAAAAGTGCAGTTTATTAAACAACTTGCAACACAGAAATACATTGAAACTTCTACAAAGTATGGTCGTGATAATAGAATGATTGTAATAAATAAACCTCGTTATCGTGAATCAAAAATTATTTCAGAAAATTTTAATTTCAATTACCCGATAAGATAAAGGATTTTAATCAATGAGAACTTCAATACCTAATAATAATTTTTCATCAGGACAGATTGACCGTGATGTGAAAGGTCGTTTTGATTTACCGTTATTTAAAAACGGACACGAACTATCACGCAATTTTTTTCACACTATTAAAGGGGATTGTTATTACAGAACAGGTTTTGAATTTCTTGATGAAATCGGATATGCGGCACTGTATGAGTTTAAATTCAATCAAGACCAATCTTATTTATTAGTGTTCAGAACTCAATATATTGAATTTTGGTCATATAACGCAAATAATGAACTTGTTCGTGTATTAGATGACAGCGGGAACGAATTAACACTAACACATCCATACGGCACTGAAGTTTTTAATCTTTCAATGACTCAAAATTGTGATGTATTATATATTACGCATACCGGCGGAAAATATCCTGAAAAGCAATTAAAAAGAACTGCAAGTAATAAATTTACATTAACCGATACAACATTTACTAATTCAGGAACGGCAAGTTTATCAAGTTCTTCTGCTTCATCTAATCACGGTTTTCCTTGCACGTGTGCATTTTATGAAAACCGTTTAAACAGGTGTTCTTCATCAAAATATCCTACATATCTTTACGGTTCAAAAGGCGGGAATTATAACGATATTACAACAGGTACGGGAACAAATGACGGTTATCAGTTTGACCTTGCGGAAGCAAATTCTTCTGCTTTATGGATGATTGCAAGCCCGTATTCATTATATATAGGAACACCCGAAGGAATTTTAACGGTAAACGGGGGAAGTACAACAACTGCAATTACACCGGAAGATATTTCTGCAAAATTATCTTGTAAAGTTCCAGTTTCAAAAGTTGTACCCGTATATGTTGACGGTTATGCTTTCTTTGTAACTGCAAATAAACGACAAATTCAAATATTTGAATATGATAATTTATTGGAACAATTTAAAAGCACCAATCTTTCAAAAGGTAATTATGAAATTACAAAAGGCGGTATTAAAAAACTCGCATACAAATTTGACAGATTCGGTTTGATATACGCTATTGCAGGCGGTCAATTGTTAGCTTTATGTTTTTCAAATGATGAAGCGGTAAACGCTCAATCTAAATTTATTACGGACGGTGAATTTATAGATATTTGCACTGTCACAAGACCTGACGGCGAATATGACTTATTCGCTAATATTAAAAGAACAGTCAACGGCATTACAAGATATTATCTTGAAAGATTAACCGAAACGGTAGAATTTTCAAGACCGGAAGATTTTGTTTCTGTTATTCCTGATAACGCAACGGATAAAGAAATTCTTGAAATAAAACAAAATGACGAATATGCGTATTACAGGAAAATTGCGGAAGAATTAAGAGATTGTAACTATCTTGATTGTTCTATTAAATATTCGGGATTACACACAGAAACAATTACATTGAATGAAAATATTTTAACTTGCGATTCGGAAATATTTGATAATTCGGATGTAGGCAGAAGGATTTGGTATAAAACTATTACAGGTCGTGAATATGGAAGTATGGATATAGTTGAATTTATTTCAAGCACACAAGTTCGTGTAAATGTCTTACAATCACCGACAAGCAATTCAACTTCTAACTGGTATTTCTCGGCAACAATATTTTCAGGACTTGAACATCTTGAAGGTGAAACCGTTGCGGTTGTTGGTAATGGCGGATATCTCGGGGATTTCACAGTTAAAAACGGGAAAATTGATATAAGTTCAGCGAATACAAATAAAGTGGGAACTGCAATTATCGGCTTGAAATATAAAGGTATTTTAAAAAGTCCGAATCTCGGGCTTGATATTTCAGGACAAGGAACACAAACTTTCACGACTATGAAAAATATTTATAAAATCGGATTGGGATTATCTCATAGTGCCGGCGGTAAAGTCGGCGACAGCTTATATTATCTGAATGATGTTCAACAATTTAATCCTGACGGTCTTTTGGATGTTCCGCCGTTACCTATGGATAATTTTGAAGAAATAAATTATGAAGGTACATATACACGCGAAAAACATTATTTTGTAGTGCAAGATAGTCCGTTGCCGTTCCATATTTCAATGATTGTACCATTTTACAGACACGTGAATAAAACTTAAAGAGAGGGAAAATAAACTATGGCATTACCATTAATACCTATAATTTTAGCTGTTGCTTCAGTTGCTTCAGGTGTTGTGCATGGAATTTCTTCTGTTAAAAATGCAAAATCAGAAATTAAAGCCGTTGAAGAAAGCACACAAGAACAAGTAAATGCAAGAGCAAGAGCTGCTAAAAAATTAATGCAGCAACAAAAAACATCATTCTTAAAAGGCGGTGTATATTTTGATTCGGGAAGTCCAACGGATGTGATTGATGAAACTTATGATACATCAATGAAAGATATAAATGCAATGATAAAAGACGCTAATACTAAAACGAAGAATTTAGAACGGCAAGGTAAAACAGCGTTTTACGGCTCTATTCTTCAAGGTATTGCCAATGG